TTAAAAACATCTGTTTTAAATTCTCTTACAAAATATTCAAAATCTTTAGATCTTAATAAGTTTGGAGGAAGATTGAGATATAGTAAAGTACAACAAGTTATTGACAATACTGATACTGCCATAACATCAAATATAACAAAGATCATTATTCGCAGAGATTTAAAAGTAGCATTAAATACTCTTGCTCAGTACGAATTATGTTATGGAAATCGTTTTCATGTAAAATCTCAGGGTTTTAACATCAAATCCACAGGATTTAAAATTGTCGGGGAAAGTTCCACAGTATATCTAACAGATACTCCCAATCTTTTGCCCAATTTACCAAGTGAAGAAATTGCAAAAGATGGTTTTATTTCTTTAGTTAAATTCGACTCTGGAAATAACGTTGTTGTAATAAAACAGGCAGGAACAATTAATTATGAAAAGGGAGAAATTATTCTTTTCCCTATAAACATCACAGAAACTACATCTCCAAATAATATTATAGAAATTCAGGCATTCCCAGAATCTAATGATGTTGTTGGATTGAGAGATTTGTATGTCTCATTAAACATTCCAAAAAGTACAATAAATATGGTAAGGGACGTTATTGCTTCTGGTGATGAAATATCTGGGACCAGATTTGTTAGCGATTTCTACAATTCAAGTTATTCAAACGGAAATTTAATAAGAAAGTAGCATGATACAAACAGGAATTGAATCAAAAGTCAAGATTCAGGACATAATTTCCAGTCAATTACCAGAATTTATTTTGGATGAAAGTCCAAAAGCAGTTGATTTTTTAAAGCAATATTATATTTCACAAGAATATCAAGGTGGACCTGTTGATCTTAGTGATAATTTAGATGAATATTTAAAGGTTGATAATTTAACACCAGAAGTTATTGTTGACAGTACCACATTAAGTGGTACTATAACATCTACCGACACTACAATTGAGGTTTCTAGCACTAAAGGATTTCCAAATCAATATGGTCTTTTAAAAATTGATGATGAAATTATCACCTATACTGGAATAACCCCAAATAGTTTCACTGGTTGTGTACGTGGTTTTAGTGGAGTTACTGATTATAAGCAAGATTTAAACAGTGGAGAGTTAGTATTTTCTACATCAACTGCAGCAGATCATAGTAGTGGTGCAACTATACAGAATTTAAGTTCATTATTCTTAAAAGAATTCTACAAAAAAATAAAATCTACTTTCACTCCCGGACTAGAAAATATTTCCTTTGCAGAAAGTATTAATGCAGGTAATTTTATAAAAAGAGCAAAAGATTTTTATTCGTCTAAAGGAACAGATGAATCTATAAAAATTTTATTTAAAGTTATTTTCGGAGAAACTCCTTCTATTATAAATTTGGAGGATTATTTAATCAAACCATCGTTTGCAAATTATGTAAGAAGAGAGGTTGCAGTTGCAGAAGTAATTTCTGGAGATATTACAAAAATTGTAGGACAAACTCTCACAAAGAGTAATGATGAAAATACGTTTGCTTCAATTTCTGCATTAGAACCTTTTACAAGAAAGGGAAAAACTTTTTACAAAATTCAATTTTACATAGGCAATGACGGAAATTCTTCTGCTGAAGGTAATTTTATAATTACACCAAATACGAAATTAATTGAGAATGTATCGGCAGGAGATTCTATTTTAACTGTAGATTCTACTGTTAGTTTTCCAGAGTCGGGAACTTTGATCTCTGGATCTAACACTATCACTTATACTGGAAAAAGTATTAGTCAATTCTTTGGATGCACTGGTATCAGTGCTGATATATCCAAAACATCAAATATCAGATCGAGTGATACATACTTCTCTTACGAAAACGGAGATACCTCTAAAAAGGTTGAATTATTACTCTTGGGAGTAATTGATAATATAAAGGAACAAAGTGAAAATTTCAAAACCTCTGAGGGAGATATAATTCAAATCAAAAACCTTGGAGATAAGGTAAAGAATAGTAATTCAAATTGGAAAGAAATTTTTGCAAATTCTTTTATATACAATACAAGCACCAGACATCAAATTATAGATAACAATACTATTAAATTAGGATCTCCGATTGATAGATCCAGTTTAAAAATAGGAGATGAGGTTGAAATATTAGAAAGAGGTAGTGAAGTTGTAGTGCCCGGATCAGGTTTGATTAGTATTACAAATATTACTCCTTCAAGTAATACATTACAATTGGAAAATAATCCAACTTTGGAAGCAGGTAAAGAATATGATGTAAGAAGAAAGGTAAATAGAATTAATCAATCCGGAGCAGGATTCACAAACAATACTGTATTATCGGATGTTTCGAATGTTTATTTTGAAGAAGATGAGTTTGGATATGTAGCTTCAAACTCATTACCATCAAGCACAAAAAGTGGGATTACTAGTTTTCAATATAATTTTGATATCGATTCTAATATTAAATCTGTCAGTATTGCTAGTACCACCAATCTTAAAGATAAAGTAAATGATAGGTTTAATATTGTTTCTTTAGGTGGAACTCAAGTTCCATTTGTAACAGGTGATCAAATATTCTATTCTTCACAGGGAGAAACTTTAACTGGTCTGACAACAGGAACATATTTTGTAAAGAAAGTATCAAATAATGAATTTAAATTATATGGTTCAATATCATTAGTAGAATCTGGAAGTAATTTAACATTTGGAATACCAAGCACATCTACCGGAGATAATATAGGATCTCATAAATTCGTTTTAAATTCTCAAAAAGATTCCGAACTCGGAATACAAAAACTTTTTAGAAAATTTCCATTAGAAAAAAACATTGAACAAGGTTCTGGAGAATTGACTGTTCCTGGAACCACAGGAATGTTAATAAATGGAGTAGAAATCAGTAATTATAAGTCTAATGATAACATTTATTTTGGACCAATTGAAGATGTAAATATTTTATTTGGTGGAACAAATTATGATGTAATCAATTTACCAATCATTAAAGTTTCTACTGGTATTGGTACTACTGCAAAAGTTCAACCAGTTATCAGTGGAAAATTTGAAAAAGTATATGTAGATTCTCAAGATTATAATATTGATAAAATTACCTCTATTGATGTTTCTGGCGGAAATGGAAGTGGTGTTGTTCTTGAACCAGTATTAGTCTCCAGATCCAGAGAGGTTTTATTTAATGCAAATAAATCTTCTGTCGGTGGTGGAGTCAACGAAATTACTAATCAAATTGCGTTCTTGACAGATCATAATTTTATCAATGGTGAACAGATAATTTATAATTCTTCAGGAAATAATGCCATAGCTATTGGTACGGCAGGAAATAATTCATTAATGCCAAACAACTCTTCATATTTTGTTGAAGTTAGTAATAATAAAGCAATAAAATTATATTTTAATTTAAGTGATTTTGAATCAAAAAATAATCCTGTTGGAATTTTTACAGGATCTGCGGGTATTCATAAATTCTCAACTCTTTCTACTAAAAGACAAGTTGATAGTATTAAAGTTATTAACAGTGGAGAAGGATACACAAACAGAAAATTAATTGTCAATCCCACTGGAATATCTACAACAGAACACACGGTTAACTTTAATAATCATGGATTTAATAGTGGTGAAATTGTGGAGTATGATTTTGAAACTACTCAAATTTCTGGAATTTCAACAGCAAATCAATTTTATGTTTTAAAGGTTGACAATAATGCGTTCAGATTATGTAATGCTGGTGTTGGGGGAACCATAGTTTCAAATTATGAACAAGGAAACTATGAAAAATTCAATAGTGCTGGATCTGGAGAACAATATTTCAAATATCCTGATATTTCTGTATCAATCAAATATGTCACTGCTGGAATTGGATCGACCACACAAGTATTTGAAAATTTAGTAACAACTCCCGTTGTAAAAGGTGAAATTATAGATGCATATGTTTATCAACCAGGAACAGGATATGGATCAACAGTTTTAAATTATGAAAAGAAACCAACAGTAACCGTAGAGAATGGTAAACTTGCTAAATTAAGTCCAGTTATTGTTGCAGGTGCAATTAATAATGTTACCATCAGTTATGAAGGAATAGAGTATTATTCTGTTCCAGATTTAGTTGTTACTGGTTCTGGAACTGGAGCAGAATTGAGGGCAATAATCAATACTTCAGGACAAATATCAGAAGTTAAAGTTATTAATCCTGGCATTGGATATTCTTCTACAGATACAAAGATTGAAGTTATTTCTTCAGGAAAAGATGCTATTTTTGATCCACAAATAAGAAAATTAACAGTTGATAACAATCAAAGATATTCTACAGGAGAACTTTTGTCAATTGGTAAAGATAAACTTCAATATACAGTATTAAAATACTTTGAAGGTCTAAGGAATGCCTTCTTAGAAGATGGAACTTTATCTGGAATTATAGGGTGGGCGTATGATGGAAATCCAATTTATGGTCCAACCGGATATCCGGATCCAGAAAATGTATCCTCAGGGTTAAAAACATTACAATCTGGATATACTCTTGATATTTCAAATGTTCCAAATAGACCTTCTGGATTTAGTGATGGATTTTTTGTTGAAGATTATAAATTTGATGAAAGTGGTGACTTAGATGAATATAATGGAAGATATGAAAGAAACGACGAATATCCAAATGGTGTATATGCTTATCATGCTACGATAGATGAATTTCCATATTTTATAGGTAATAAGTATAGATCAAAGTTGATTTCAGATTCTAGTCTGGACCAATCGTTCGATTTCAATAATTCTAATTTGCTGAGAAATACCTTACCATATAAAGTATCAGAAAAAAATGCAGATTATGATTTTATCAACGAAACTAGTGATGTTTTAGATCAAAAGATAGAAATTTTATCTGTAAATTCTGGTGCGGTGGAATCTGTAAAAATTCAAAATGGAGGTAATGATTTTAAAGTTGGAGATAAATTAATATTTGATGAAACTGGTACTTCGGGTAGTGGATTAAATGTTGAGGTAAAATCTATAAAGGGTAGAGATATTACAAATATTGTTACAAATACAACTACTAATTTAAATTCTATATTTTCGTGGGAATCTCCTAAAAAAGTAAAAATTTCAATATTACCAAATCACAATCTCTCAAATCTAGATTTTGTTACAATATCAGGATTTTCAACAGAGTTAACATCTTTGAATGGAACGCATCAAATTACTGTTCCATCTTATACAGTTGGAAGATGTCTTTCAACAATAACGAGCGTAGCATCTGTAGGTCTTACGACAGAAATATATGTTGCACCTGTTCCGGATGAAGTTTCAATTGGTAGTAGTATTTCAGTTGGAACAGAAACATTAAAAATTCTTGACATATACAGAAATGAAAATATTTTAAGAGTTAAAAGAGGATTGGCAGGAGTATCTCATAGTGAGGGAACTTCAGTATCCTTCTTACCAGATTCATTTACTATTTCTAAATCTGTAGATAAGTTTGAATCTGCAGTGAACAATACTATTTTCTTTAATCCCCATGAATCTGTTGGAGTAGGAACAACAAGTGGTGTTGGATATTCAACGTCCTTTGATTTTGGAGATATCTCCGTAGTTAGAGATATACCAACCAAAAGTCTTCATATTGAAAATCATCCGTTCAAAACAAATCAATCAGTCATTTATACTGCTAACGGAACAACACTATCAATATCTACTGATGGTCAAACTCAAAGTAATATTCCATCAAATCTTTTTGTTGTTAATAAAAATCCAAATCTTATTGGATTAAAGACCTCAATTAATGGTAAAGAGTTATTCTTCCATACTAATGGTGTAGATAATGACGAATATTCACTGAGATCTAACTTTACACAAATAACTGGTGATATTGAAAAAAATGTAGCAACTGTTTCTGTTTCTACGTCACATGGACTTCAAAATGGTGATAGTATTACTTTGGAGGTAAAACCAAATCTCTCTGTTGGTATTGGAACCTCCACTGCAATCAGTGTAATTTATAATTCTAAAATTGGGAATATTGTCATAAATCCAATTGGATTTAATTCCACTGGAATCAATTCAACAACCAATGAAATTACTATTATTGATCATCAATTAAAAACTGGTGATAAAGTTTTTTATGGAAATGGTCCTTTAAGTGAAGATGAATACTATATCTATAGAGTTAATAAAAATAAAATTAAATTGTGTGAAACTTTCTTTGATTCACAACAAATTCCTCCGTCTGTCGTAGGTTTTGCTTCAACAGGAGGTTCTAATCAAAATCTAGCATTGATTAATCCAAGATTGAATGTTATAGAGAATAATAACTTAGTATTTGATCTTTCCGATACAAGTTTGGTTAATTATAATTTAAAACTCTATACAGATTCTCAATTCAAAAATGAATTTGTATCTACAGGATCTACAACTTCATTCAGTTTGTCTGGAGTAGGTACTGTAGGACTTGGAACCACTGCAACATTGACTTTAGAATATAGTTCCACAATTCCAAAAGAATTGTACTACAATCTGGAAAAGGATGGAGTAGTAGTAAATCCAGACACTGATGTTCAGAAAAATTCTAGTATTCGATACAATGCTAGTGTTTATAATAATACCTATAGTATAAGTGGTGTAGGAACAACAACTTTCAATTTAAATATTGATAAAAAACCTGAGAGATCTTCGTATATTTCTACCGAATGTGATACTCTGGAATATTCTACAACATCAATTTCTACAACTGGATCTGTTAAATCATTAAATGTTTTATCTTTTGGATCTGAATATAAGAAAATACCAACTTTAAAATCCACAAACTCAGTTTCTGGTTCCGATTTGATTGTGAACGTAGAATCAACTGCGATTGGTTCGATAAAACAAAAAAGAATTTTAAATAATAGATTTACTTATTCTTCAGATAAAACACTAAGACCCAAAGCTAAAGTATCTCCAAATATAGTATTAAAAAATTCCAATACTATAGACACTCTGACAATTTTAAATGGTGGAAGTGGATATATTGATACTCCAACATTAACCATTGTTGATTCTACTACAAGAAATATTGTCAATTCTGGTTTATTAAAACCAATTTTGACTGGATCTTCGATCTCATCTGTAGATATTGAAGTTTCTCCAAAGGGACTGTCTGATGATGGAGTAGAAATCTTTACTACTAACAATACAAATGGAGTTGCTGTTGTTAACGTAGAATCTTCAAATACTGGTATATTCACATGCTCCATACCAACACCAAGCACTGGATCATTTTCAGTTCTACCATTTGTAGAAAATGATCTTGTGTATGTTGAAGGAATTCAAAAACTTAGTAATAGTATTGGTGATGGATTTAACTCTGAAGATTATGGATTTAAATTGTTTAGGGTAAGCAACGTTGATACTTCTGGTCTTAATGTTAAGGTAACCTTAAATATATCCGGATTAACTACAAACACTGGTATTGCAAAAACAGTTCAGGATTTTA